TTTTCCAATAATTCTTCTATAGTCATTTAACTTCCCACCTGTAAAAAATATGATCTCCAATTTCAATAGTACGATACTTAGTCTTAGCCCATGCTGGTTTTACGTAATCTGCATGATAAAAAGTCGCACCATCAGTTATATCTATAAGACTAAATTCATTACGAATCATTCCGTTTGCTATCTTTAGATAACGTGCATATAACTTTGTATCTTTAATTTCATCAGATCGACCATCACACCACCAGCTGAACTGGCAACGATTCCTGATAGGATAATACTTTCTCAGTATAGGAGATAGATTTTTAATCTTTCTAGTTTTCCAACTCTCCTGTGTCGGGCCCTGTTGGATAACTTGACATACTGTATTAGGGAATCTCTTATCACGAACTCTATTGAATACAACAAAAGAAACTGCAAGGACGCCGGCAATACCCTGCCCTCTTGCCTCATGATACATGTTCATTGCAAGACACTCGGCCGATGGTTCCGTTTCTGGAACCTCAGCTTTTACTGGAGTGATCATAAGAACCCCAGCAATTAGACCTTCTATTAAACCCATTTATATCTCCCCATTAGTTTTAGTATAATACTCCTTACAATACTCAACATCCACTGGTCCCATAGAACCACAGTTGTATAGAACGAAGACGGCAACTTCTTTGAAATTATCTGCCCCCTCAATTACAGCGCAATCCACTAATTCTTCCATGCTCATCATGAAATTTTTCATCTTACTCATTATAAAGTCTCCACTTTAATTATAGTAACATTCTCATCAGAGAATAGGGGTTCAACGGAATCTACTATATTGTAGTAAACTTCGCCATCTTTTTCATATTCAACATATAACATTATGCAATCTCCATCATATCTTTACGGTCTGCAAGACCGTCTTCTTCACACATTCTTACGAACAAACCCAACTGGCGACCATGCGCCTCAATTTCCCAAGGAAAATCATAATAGTCCATTTTACTAATATCATAAATTTTATTCATAAACCTAACCTTATTAGGATGTATATACTCATACATATCACCTTTTACCCACTGCTTGACATGAACAAATTCGTGTGCAAGGTTGATCAATATATTTCTAAGAGATACACTAGAGTCTAGCTCAATAGTGTAAGTACGTGGAGTTTTTCTTTCTTCCCACTCATCCCAAATGCAAGAAGCTTCTATTCCTTCTTTTTCGGTCAATTTTTTTACCAATTTAATATTAATTTCAAGGGTTTCCATAAGACGTTTGCCCATCAACCTTTCTGCATAATACCATGCAGAAGAGTTGACGAGTTTTCTAGTAGCCTTTGTAGAACCAGTAATATTAATAAGCATATTTACCAATAAGTTTTTCGAGGGTCATGTCTATGTCCTTGTTTCTCATTATATTATTAATATAACACATGGAATAAGAAATGTCAAGTATAATCTCTATCAGTAAGTCCTTGATTTAAAATGAAAAGTTAAAAAAGTTTTATTCTTTTTCGTAGTCTTCTGCTGGGCAACCGCAAATTGGACAGTCTTCTGTAGGTGATTCGTCACCTTCATGAATATGACCACATTCTGGACAAATCCACTTATCCATTTGCTGCACCAGGCGATTGTGGATATTTCTCATGTTCGACAACCATATAATTATCATCCCAATCAAACGCTTCCTTTACCACATTCTCAGACAATCCTTTATACTTACGATGTAAAACTTTATCTTTTGCGGCAATAAGAATATCTGCCTCGTCTGGATGAAGAGCTTCTAACAATTGAATAAACATAGATTCACGTTTATTCTGTGAGAGTTTTGGGTTGCCACCTTCAATATAATGAAATAATTTACGTGCTTCATATGCAAGATTCGAATGTTCTGTACCTTCTGGCGCATCATTAGCAACGAAAGGAACTTCCCCTTCTGGTAGGGACCATTTAATTTTAGGGTCAAAAGAAGACTTGATAACCATTCTTAGAGATGAATCATTATGATGCTTCAAATGATTTACCTTATCTTTCTTAGATTTAATCTTTCCTAGTTTACTCAGAATTTCGGAATATAGTGGTGTGTAACTGTTTTCTCTAGCCATTTTAGAATTCTCCTATCGATTCAGTGAGGTCACTTAGCCTCTTTTGTATAAAATAATTTAGTAATTGACTTCTATCACCTGATGGTGATTCTCTATATGTATCTAGTATCTCGCTAGATAACTCTTTTGGTGCATAAGTAAGATCAATCAATTTTAAGTTCCTTTGATAATTTCTCTTAACCTCATCATTAGGTGCAACGTCCTCAAAATTATGATCTATCCATGCTGCAATTTTTTTCTTAGTCATTGGTTTCTGTCTCAGTCCATCAACAAAAGTATTGTCTGGTGATAACACATTAGGAACACCATCACTTGTATCACCTTTGAATACGTGTTCTTTTATATATCTAACAGGGTCTTCGCCGTTAATCATCTTTTTGGTAATAGGACTATACTGTTTCACATTAGGAAACCTTTGTAGCTGAATAAAATCTTTATCACCAGATAGTATCATAATCTCTTCTGCATATTCAGAACATAGTGTTGCAATAATATCATCAGCCTCTGCACCATATACCTCTACTGACTTGTACGGCATATGCGTTTTGATCTCATCCTTGATATTATTTAGACATCCAAAAATTGCATCCCAATCTTTAGAATCTGTTGTCCTTCCCTTTCTACGACTATGTTTGTACTCTGGAAAGTAATCACGCCTCCAGTAGTGTTTAGAGTCATAACAAAGAACCATCTCACCAAACTCAGATAGAAAACGTGTGCGATACATACGCAAAGAGTTCAAAACCATATGACGAACCATAGACTCTTCTGGTTCTGCTTTCTTTGTTATATGCATTTGCATCATAATGCTTGCCATCATAATTTGGCTCATATCAACTAATATCATAAATTCATCCTACGTTCATTATTATTCATCATCTAAGCTTTCTACAAATTCTACCAACTCTTCTAGAGTTTCCAAATTCAAAGAACTTTCCAATTGTTTATCGTCATTTTCTTTCAAATTTGTCATAGCATCAATCAAGATATTCAATTCATGAGAAAGGTCTAACTCTTTATATATAGTTGCTTTTAAAGTTTCTACCAAGAAACCTAAATTCTTAACGAACCCTTTATTATCAATATTGATACCGTTCTCAGAAAGACCATGAACTATGTTTACTATTATTTCTTCTGTTAAATCATTTGCAAACATGATGTCATCAGCAAGTTGTCGAGTCTCATCGATTTCTGGAATTATAATTTTTCTATTTTTCCAAGGCCCTTGGATTATATTTGCTGAAGGTTTTTTATCACTCATTCTACCATATCACTTTCCCAAATTGCACCTAAATCTGGATAAAATGTACCTACATCACGTTTGGGTTTTCCAATATTTGGACCATACCAATAGTAACCAAGAGCAACACAACGGTTGCGAATCTTCTTCTCTTGGTATTCACCATACATCATTGAAGACCAATCACCATGTTTGAGATAAGACTTCATCTGCCTTACGTAACCTTCATGGTCTGCAAGTTTTGCAATAGCACCTTTAATGTTTTGTTTGACTAGAGCACGTTCAGTCTTTGCAAGTTCACTTTGTGTCCTAATCCAAACCCTGATTCTATCAGGATGTAGTTGATGATCTTTGGCTAAGTCCCACAAACTCTCATGCAAATTAGATTTACCATAAGAAGGGTCTGCGGCAGCTTTCTTTTCACGTGCTTTTGCAAGGCGCTCTACCGCTGCCGTCTTCTGTTCTTCAGACATGGGCTTTCGTTTCTTTCTAGTCTTAGGAGCAGCCCACTTAGAATTATCTGTAGTAGCAGTTATCTTCTTCTTTACCATAATAATATTTATCCCTTAAAATAAATTACAAAACCATTGATGAATATTGCAACTGCTACCGCATTTACAACTATCAATGCACGATCATTCCACTTAATAGAAACCCACAACCAACCAGCACATCCAAGAAACTGTAGAAACATATTCCAAGGATACAAGTCATTTGTTGTTGCGATCATTGCAAGAACAATAATGATAGATGACACCCACTTAACATACCATACTAGTTCATGGTGTTCTTTTAGGGGGGTGTGTGTTTTAGTTTCGTGTGACAATTAATATCCCTGTTCTTCTAGACGTTTCTCAAGATTTTTTCCTTGTCTACGTTTACCAGCAGCTGCTTCCTTACGCCGGCGTTCACCTCTGGTCATATGAAATTCACGATCACGCAATTCTTGTAAAAGACCATCCTCTTGAATTTTCTTTTTCAGGATACGTAATGCCTTATCAACATTATTATTCCTAACTTCGACACCAATTCCTGGCTTCTGTGGACTTCTATTAGTTTCTTTATTATTAAATGGTTTCATTTTATCTCCTCATGTTCGCCAATGATTTGGCATCTTCTTTTCTACGAATGGGCACTGCATTAGACTTGTGCATCTGTCCAATACCTATGATTTCGGTTCCCGTGTATACCTTCTCAGGTTTCTTTATACATGGGCCCCATTTAGTGGTGCCGCCGAAAGGATTCGAACCCTCGACCCTCTGATTACAAATCAGATGCTCTACCGACTGAGCTACAGCGGCCTGTTTAGGTTTAGTCTTATCGACACCCATACGTTTTAAAAACTTCTCATGCTCACGCTCAGCGTTGAGGAGAGACTTAGATTTCTTTGATTGTTTGCGTTTACGAGTACTGGTTGTACTGTAGTAAACTGGTAATAGATGCATTGTCATATTATAAATATACCATAGCTAATAAGATTTGTCAAGTACTAATTTTTATATAGGTCTTTCAATTCCCACTCTCCTGTGGAATTGATTTTACAAGCAGTACCCTTCATCTTTTTTTGTTCACCAGAAACAATAACATCAGTGATAAACTGCCTACATACCCCAGAATTAGATATAGGTGTATTAGTAATCTTTAAATTGCTTTTAGAATTTGAGTATGTGGAAGAAATGCCATTTGCATTAAAATTCATAGAACTTTCCATCATTTTGGCTGCATGGAGTTGATCTACTTTATCCATTGTATCACCTAAACTATAACCAACAACCAAACCTATCACACCATACATTGCCGCAGATACAGGGTCTTTACCCAGAGCTGCACCTAAAGCTGCACCACCAATTGCACCAATCTTGGCTTTATTGATGATATTATCTTTTGGAGCCCAATATCCTTTGCCAGGCAAATAAAAATCTTTTTGCTGACAACCAGTTATAGGAGAACACCCAAGAGTGGGGTTTATACCGCTTGGCATAAGACACCCACTCAGAGAGAGAACTAAAACAGAACTAAGCGCCAGAGTTTTCAATAGTCACCTTACGGTTTTTCTTGATTACTTTATCTAGATTCTGTAGCGACTGAGCTTCGTCTTTCTTCTCAGATGAATTGACTTCTGCATCAAGTTCTTTCCACGCTTCTGTAGAACGCAGGCGACCATATATTAAACGATCTTTGCGTAA